GTTTTGGCGCAGGATTAAGCGGCCCTACGGATGTCGGCTGCACGATACCAACCTGGATACCATTTCTTGTCGTCGGAAAGGTTGAACTGCGGCTGGATGATGGCCCAGATTTCCGCATTCATCTTTGTGGAGAATAAGGCGCGACAAACCGAGGCGACGGTCGGTTTTGCGACAAGTTCCTTCGCGGCTTTCTTTTTATCCTTTACTGTGAGGGGCTGAATGGGAGGGCGCAGGAACTTTTCAGCTGCTTTGACATTGACAATGAACTTGAACTCGTCGCCTTCGACGTCAGACTGTGTGGAGACGACAATCTTTTTGGTGATGAACTGGTTATAATTTTCTTTTTTCATGCCCATTTTGCGAAGAATCGAAGTTGCTTGGTCTCTGGTTTTTACTGTCATGGTTTCTATATTGGTATTCATTTGAATCTCCTTGTCAGGTTTTTAGGTTTTAGGGTTATTGTCACGGATCATGTTTGCTCTTAACGTCGCTTGAAGGAATGCGGTTCTGTCGACATTAGACATCGCGAGAATCGCGAAATACATTTGAGATTGCGGGACCTGCTTCGCCCTTTGCGCGTCCCATTTTGCTATTTTAATATCGATGCCGTTTTCGTTGAGTTCGTATTTCATATCGACTTCCTTATTCGTTGTTTTGAATGTATTCAACAGCGTGCATCATCAGAACAGAAGCGCCTATTGTATTCTGCTCGAAAAGAAGATGTTCCAGTCTCAGAAGCACTTCAATCGTCAGTTCGTTAATAGTCGTCATTTCAATCTCCTTTGTCATATTCAACATAACAATATAATACTTTATTCACAACTATATGTAAATAGTTATTTGTAATGCTGTGAACTTTCTTTTGGAATGGTTTACATTGTAATTTATAAATTACATATCATTTATATCTGCCGATTTTTCCATTTCCTTTAATGGAGAGAATAAACTCCATAGAGGTTTCAGGATCGAAACGCGTTATTGTCGTATCCCCATGCTCAGCATAATACTTTCTATGTGTTCCTTGACCTGCCGTGAGTTTTCTTTTAAGGGCTTGCGCCGACATATGAAATAGCTTCGCAAAATCTTCTAATGGATAACTGCCATTCCATTCGGCTGCGGGATTCGTATAAACGCGTATCCAGTTCTTTGTTGCGTTAATTGCTTTAGTTAAAGTCTCTTTCGTAATGTGCACCATATTGCCGTGAATATCTGGTAAATGCAGTTCTTTTTTCTGGCTAAGGTAGACATTTAAAGTCGCTGCACCTAAAGATACGTATGCGGCTGCAACTCCATAATCGCCTGTTTGTAGCGTGTTTCCGTTTTCCCAGACCAGATTTATCTGTATTTTAGAGGTTTGTAAAGTTTCCTTTGGTGAAATCTTTGGAATAGAAATCTTAGCCCGGAGCCCTTCGATCGCCGCTTTATGCGCTACTTTTTCTTTCTTTGTAAAACACTGTATCATTTCATTGAACATTTTTTCTGTCACAATAATAGTCATAAACTCTCCTTTTCTTAGAATGATATTACTATATACAAATCATATTATAAAAGATACTTAAAAAAGGCTCTGCTACTACGCTACTTTTAAATGTAGCTAACCTTATATCTAATTTTCTCCCTCTTACTCTCTTATTTATAATTTATTATTTTCTCTATAAGAGGGCCCTAAAAGAAGATAAGTATGAGCCTTTTTTCTGTATTTGTGTAGCGAGCCCATTGGTTTGCACTTTTCACATTTCAAGGTGTACTTTCTTTTATATTCTCGCCATACTGTGATTATCTAGCATAAAGGAGAACAGTTTTATGGGTGCATCACGAGGAACAGCGAAAAAAGCCAAAGCTACTCAAGCAGTACGAGTAGCCCAACGTCAAGCAAAGGTCGCTGAACTTTATCTCAGCGGCATGACGATGATGGCGGTAGGCAAAGAGCTGGGAATTAGTGACGCCACGGTCTGTACGGATCTTGCAGCATTACGTACTCAATGGAGGACAAAAGCAAATGCGAGCATAGATAAATTAATCCAAAACGAGCTCAGTCATACCGACTGGGTGGAAATGGAAGCTACCAAAGCTTGGCATCGCTCAGTCGGTATTCATAAAAAGACAATTACAAAAGAAGGAACTTCTGCCGGCGCTCAAGGCGGTTCATATGATGAAACAGTTGAACATGCTGAAGAACTCGCCGGCGACCCCAGGTTCCTCGACATCATTAATAAATGCGTCGACCAACGGTGCAAGATTCTCGGCCTTATAGCACCGACCAAATCTATTCTATCTAATCCGGATGGTTCTCCCCTGCTCACAGGGATTAAGGTGGTAGAAGTTGGCAAGCCTGCTGAAGGAACAAAGCAATAAAGAAGTATGGGGCAAATATGAACGGCATTACAAAGTGGCGTTTTTGGCCGAACCCCATCCTTATAAAGTGCTTTGGGGAGGCCGTGACGGAATCAAGTCCTGGTCCATCGCCCGGCAGCTCGTAGTCGACGCCGCTACCCACCCAATCCGGACACTCTGCTGCAGAGAGACAATGATGTCTTTAGATGAATCCGTTATGCAGCTTTTGTCCGATCAAATACATCTATTAAAGCTCGATGCGCATTTCCAAATACTTCAAAAAGAGATTCGCGGCATCAATGGTTCATTGTTCTCTTTCGCCGGCCTGCGCACCGATGCCCGCAAGATTAAATCATTTGAAGGATATGACAGGGCATGGGTGGAAGAAGCGAATAATGTCAGCAAGAACAGTTGGCAAATTTTAATTCCTACGATCCGCAAAGAAGGATCCGAGATATGGATCAGTTTCAATCCTGAACTTGAATCTGATTACACATATCAATTCTGGATTGTGAACCCGCCTCCCGGTACTGTTAAACTGCAGACCAGCTTTCATGACAATATCTGGTTAACAAAGAAATCGCACCAAGAGATTGAGTTCATGAAAGAAACAGCCTACGATGATTATCTCAATATTTATGAAGGTGAGTGCATTCAAACGATCAAAGGCGCGGTGTTCACAAAAGAAATGGCGAAGGTCGACGCCGATCATCGGATTCTTCATGTGCCGTATACTAATGTCAAGCCCGTAGATCTTTATGTCGATTTAGGAGACCGGTACACCAGCATATGGTTTGCGCAATCCGTGGGATATGAGACCAGGTTGATCGACTTCCTCGATTCGGAAGGCATGGGGCTTCAACTGATAATCAAAGAACTGCAGCGCCGGGAATACATCTACGGCACCACATGGCTTCCTTGGGATGCCAGGATGCCCCAACTCAGCACTGGCCGGACTATTGAAGAGCAACTGCGAAGCGCGAACTTTAAAGTCAATGTGATTCCGCAAGTATCTTTCAAAGCCAGATTGAATATGTGTCGGTTGCTGTTCCCGCAATTGGTATTCGACGGCGACAATTGTGCTGACGGCATCCAAGCTCTTCGGCATTATAAGTGGCCTAAAGAAGGTGTAGACGGCCAGGTTAAGACAAAACCTTTGCATGATGTAAACAGCCACCCGGCAGATGCGCTCATGTATATGGCCGTTGTATTGAAAACTCCTATTATCGATGCCAGTCAGAAGTCGCAGAAACGGCGGGAGGTCGTCAGTCCATGGGTTTGATTATTGCGACTTTTGCTTTATTACTTACATTATTGTTTTGTATCTATCTAGAGGGGATACATAGAAATGGCTAAACTGACCAGTGCAGCAAGAAAACAGGTTCCGTCTAAAGAGTTCGGCTTGCCGGGGCAGCGCAAATATCCAATGCCGGATAAATCCCATGCCGGCAATGCGAAGGCCAGGGCAACTCAAATGGTCAGCAAAGGAAAATTGTCACCATCCGCTGCCGCGAAGATCCGGGCCAAAGCGGATAGAATCTTGGGAGAATAATCATGGCAAGGAAAAAGTTAGAGCAGATGAGCATCAGACCAGCCGCTAACGGCGGTATGGTGATTCGGCATGAATACAAACGGACGATTAAGAAGAACAGCAAAGAACCAACAGGCATTGGTTATGATCGACCTGAAGACGAGGAGTTTGTATTCGGCCCGGATGATCATGATAAAGCAATGGCTCATATAACTAAGCATCTTCGGCATGGGTCCGCAAAGGAAGAAGCAGATCCTAATGAGGAAGAGCCGGATAATGACCAAGACGATTAGCAAAGCCGCAGCCGGCCGGATACAGAAGCAATACAAAATGCCAATGAGCGAATTCCTTGAGGAACATCATCGGCTATTACGAATCCTCCGTACAGGTTCTCGCAATGCCCAAAAGCATGAAGCGGACGAACAAGCGGAAGAAGTTGCGAAAGCAACAAAAAAGAGGAAGTAAAAATGGCTATATTTCCAAAACGAAGAATAGATAAAATTTCATTCGGCGTCATGCAACCGCCTCCGGCTCTTACACCTGCCGATGCGCAAGGAATTATGGCGCAAGCTAACACCACGCTTCCTACTATTACGCCTCAAGCACCATTGACTTCTGTTATTGCTTCAGATATAAATCAGCAGGCGAATGTCCCTGAAATTCAAGCAGATAACTTTTTACCACAGTCGGGAATACAAAGAGTTAATCCACCTTCTTTCGGCAGTTTAAATAGCCGGCGGTTTGGCAGATTATCATCGGCAAATAATATGCGGCCCGGAATAAATCCAAGAGCAGTCGGGAGAATGTAAATGCAGGATCGAGCCGAGAAGCGACGAATCAACAGGATGCTGGCTAATCACGGTCTTCCGACTATGGATGCGCCGCATGGGCTTATGGAAGTTATGGGCCGGAAGATTGAAGACCATGGCCATTTCAGGTCTTTGCTTACTACCTGCGATCCTAAAGAACGGTATGCGATGTACGAAGCTTTGAGACCGCATCTTAGGTTTACGTCTTATCCTTTGGATATTTATATCGGTCAAGCTGCGGCACAGGCAGAAGCAAAACAGTTGCCGACGGTCGACGAGCAAGGAAATTTCAAAGCATATCGGCCGATGGAGTTCTATACTTATTGGTCGACCATCGTCAAGCTGGATCTTATGAGCAAGGCAAACTTCGAGCAAGCCATGCGGTACTTAACGCGGGATATTCCCGAAGACCAGCTTGATGATGTGATCTATAAGGTGCACATCGTAAAGAAGAAGGATACGGGCGACGATTATCTTCGCATTTCGGCCGGCATTTACGTGAACGGCGAAGCGCAGAGGATCCAATGAATAGATACTGTTACATCCAACTAGATCAAAGAAAACTTAGCGGAGCAAATTTGCGGAAGGCGATAAAAAAGCTCAATAAGTTTTGCAAGCGTGGAATTGGGACGCTAAAGGTTCGATGTTTTTACGATGTTAGATTCAATCGCCCAATACTCGCGCTAATGGCAGAGGTCAAATAAAATGCCTTGGACACGAAAAGAAGTGCGGTTTTTGCTGTCAAAAGGGTCCACGCTTTCGGAAGAGCAAAAGAATAAAATGAAAGCTGAACTGCATGCCGATCCTTCGTTAGGCCATAAGAAAAAGGGCACTGACGAAATGAAGAGGAAATAATGGACGATCAGTTAAAAGACATTCGCGAAGAATTCGCTTATCTTGACGATAAATGGACAAAGCCTATTGAAGAGCGGAAAATCGATATGCGGTATTTGATGGGCGATCCTTGGGACCCTAAGGACAGAAAAGCCCGGGAAGACGCCGGCCGACCTTGTTTGAATCATGATGAACTACGGCAATATGTCAACCAGGCGATCAACTCCATGCGGCAGAACAAACGTGGGATCAAAGTCGACCCTGACGGCAAAGGAAGCAATGAGAAATCTGCCGAACTACGTCAAGATCTTATTCGGACCATTGAATACAAATCCGGCGCGCCTTACATTTATATATCAAGCGGATTCGAGCAGGCCATTCGCGGCGGCTATGGGTTTTTCCGTATCGGTCGGCGTTATGTCGGCAAAACCATGGACCAAGAAATTACGATCAAGCCATTCCTTAATCCTGATGCCGTTCGGTTCGACTGGGACTGCCGTGAAGTAGATTGGAGCGACGCGCGACGGGCATTTGTCCTTGATTGGGTCCTTAAAGATGAGTTCAAGAAGAAATATCCTAAAGCGGAGATTACCAATTTTACGGCCGAGCATCGCACTATGGCTTCTGATTGGGTACATGAAGATAAAGTCCTGGTGGCGGAGTATTGGAAGGTAGAATGCGCTACTACCAAGATATATCAGATCATGGGGCCTGACGGCAAAAAGATCATTGTCGATCAAAAGCCAGGATATGGCGTGCAAGTTATCACTTCAAGGGACTATGAAGAGAAAACCGTCATACAAAGAATTACCAACGGCGTAGAGATTATCAAAAAAATTCCGCAACCTGGAGAAATTATCCCTATCATTCCTGTTATCGGGGAAGAGATTTGGATCGATGAAGGAAAAGGCACGGAACGTGTATTGATTTCGTTGCCTCGACTTGCCCGTGATCCTCAAATGAGTTTGGCATACTTGGTTTCTCAGATGGCAGAAGAGGCTAAGTTGACACCGAAGTCTCCGTTCATGGGTTATAAAGGACAATTTGAGTCTGATTACGAGCGATGGGAAAAACTGACATCTGAAGGATCGGCATATCTACAAGTTGATCCGGTAGTTGACGGGGCAAGCGGTCAAGTCCTCCCTCTTCCTACACGACTTCAATTTACTCCTAATTTCAGTCAATATATTGTGGCCGAAGACAGTTGCCGCAGAGCGGTCCAGGCTGCGATGGGAATAAGTCCTTTGCCTACCGCTGCGCAAAGGCAGAATGAAAAGTCTGGAATCGCCTTGGAACGGATACAGCAAAGCCAGACAATTGGTTCATTTCATTTCAATGATCGTTTCGATATGTTTCTTTGCCTTGCCGGTAAAGTAATGAATTCCTGGATCGACGTAGTATATAACACCGAACAGGAATTGACGCTTCGCAAAGCCGACGATACGACTTACAAAGCCAAGTTGAATACGGAACAGCCGTATATTGATGAAAAGAACCAGGAGAAGCAGTATAAGATTGAAGAAAGTCAGCATCATATTACTATCAGCACGGGACCGAGTAATCAAAGTCAGCGTGAAGAAGTCGCGGATTTCTTGGACCTTATAATTTCTAATCTCAAGACATTGCCTATACCTCCTGAGCAACAGGCTAAGATGATCGCTATTATGATTCGTATGAAGAACATGGGCCCGAGAGGCGATGAACTTGCTGACATTATTTCGCCGAAACAAGAAGGGGCGCAATTGCCGCCTGAAGCGCAGCAACAGATTCAACAGTTAATGCAGAAGATTCAGGCGCTTGATAACTATGGCCAGCAAAAAGAACAGGAAATAGAAGAGCTTAATCAAAAACTTCAAGGCCAGGTGATTAATAATGAATACAAGATCAAACTGGAGAACCTGAAGATCGAAGCCGATTTAGCTAAGGCGGAGATTACCACTAAAGCCCAGAGATTGGAAGAACGGCTGACTTTTGTAGAAGATATGTTCAAACAAATTCACAGTCAGCAACACGAATCGTCCCTGCAGGCGAATCAGCAGGAACACGAACGCACTTTAGCGGATCAACAAGTTGCGGCACAAGCCCAACAGCAAAGTGCGGAGTCACAAGCTTCAGGCGCAGAGCCCGAAGGTCAACCAGCGCAGGAGGGTGCTTAATTATGTCAGTAATCACACAAGCTCAAAAGGATGCTACCATTCGCAATCTTGAATTAGTTAAACAAAAACTTGAGGCGTATGGTTTGGATCCGAAATGGTCCGCGACCACAATGGCCCCGGACCTTGCTGATCCGGCCCTGACTTATGGGCTGTAAAAAACCGACATCCAAGCGGCTTTAACGGCCGCGGGAGTCGTCTTAACAACCTGGCTCACTTAAACTTTCGAGGAACCCAATGAGTGTCGAAAATCCAACAGCGGCTGAAGCAACACCGACACCGGCCGTTGAAGTACCAAAAGATTCTGAAGGGTATGCAAACTGGCGGTTGACCGGAAAACTTCCGGATCCAAAGCCGGTGGTAGTTATCGCTGACGGGGAAGCGGAAAACCCTGAATCCGACGCAGCTGGTTCAGCTGACGAAAAAGGCGTCCCCGCCTCGGAAGCGGGAAAAGAAAAGAATGCAGGCCAACAGCAACCGCGAAGCACTGCGGCTTCAAGACTCAATGAGATTCTCGGAGACTTGAAGTCTGCAGGGTTATCGCCGGCGGAACTTAAGACTTTTAAACGTGAACGCCAACAAGCACCTCCGGTAATAGTAGCACCAGAGCCACCTGTAAAGCTGCCGGACAGACCTATCAGGCCGAAGTATGAGGATTTCGATAGCGATAATGTGGCTTATGAAGCCGCTATGGACAAGCATGAAGAAGCGCTTGCCGAGTGGAAAGCCAACCAAGCTATTGAACGCTTCAAGAAAACTGAAGCCGATAAGGCGACACGTCAACAGCTTACTACCAAGTTAGCTGAAGCTAAAACCCGGTACGGGGATGAAGCCCAATCGATCATCACGTCGACCACCGGCCAGATTGTCGGGGATGCGAATATTCCTATAGAATTAAAGCGCATCATCAACAGTTCACCGGTCTTAGTTGATTTGATGTTTGTCATGGGGCAGAAACCCGAGGACTTAACGGAGTTCATCAATACCGCAAAGACCGATCCGGATGCCGCGATGCGGCGTGTAGTTCTTCTGGAAAGATTGGTAATGGAAGAATTGACCGCAAAACCGGTGAAAGGTGCGAAAGAAGTCGTCGAAGATCCCGCTGTCCCTGGTTCAAAAAAGTTAAAAGCATTCGAACCGCCTGAAGAGATTGGTGGCAACAAAGGTGTCCCGCTCGACGAGGTGGCCGAAGCCGGCAAAACCAACGATTTCGCTAAATATAGACGAGTGGCGAATTCGCGTGATATTGCCCGTGCGAAAGGACTGTAATGCCTACGAATAATTTTATCAACACCAATTGGGTCAGCATGGAGATTTTAAGGCTCCTGTTGAACAAGTTGGTCTGTGCCGAGTACTTCAGCCGCGATTGGGAGAAAGATTTCTCCAAAGAATTCGCGGTTGGATCGAGCATCAAGATCAAATTCCCCTGGAGACCGAAAACGATCGACAGCATGGGTTACAACCCGCAGGGAATTGATCGTATTTATACCACGGTAAATCTTGACCAGTGGATTCAAATCCCCTTCGAATGGGACGACTATGAAAGAGCCGTCAAACTCGAGCGAACAGAGGAAGAACTCCGGGAAAACTATTGGGATCCTTGCGCCGCGGCGATGGCGCAGGACATGGACGGAAGAGCGGCATTGTGGGCTTATCAGCATGCCAGCAACGTCGTCGGTATTCTCGGAACCAATGCGACATCCGTCGCGACTGCATATGCCGCCCGTCAAAAACTGATGGAGCAGGCTTGTCCTCCGGGCAAAAAGTGCATGTTGATTTCGAGTTCGCAGATGAACAGTCTCGGTTCGAACATCACCAACTTTTTCCAACCTGCGGATGAACTTACGAAGATGTTCAAAGAAGGAGCGCTCGGCAGATTGGGCGGTTTTGATTTCTTTGAATCGAATTCTTTGTGGTCTCATACGACAGGCGTCTGGGCCGGAGCAATCACAGTTACCGGATCGAATCAAAACGGCAACACTTTGATCATCACCGGCGGCGCTGGTGACACTATGAAGAAAGGGGATAAGTTCTCTATTCTCAATGTCAACCAGGTTAATCCGTCGACTCGCAGAACAGCAGGACCTTTGGTCGCTAAAACCTTCACTATCATGGACGATTATGTCCTGACAGGCGGAGCGGATACTATCAGCATCCTGCCTCCGATCTACGGACCGGGATCAACATATCAAAACGTCGACGCGCTTCCTCTTACAGGAGCCGCATTGACTTCATGGCCTGGCAGTTCTATGAGCACCAGTGCCAAAACCGGAACGGTAGGTCTCGGTCTTTCCAGATTCGCTTTCATGCTTGTCGGCGCGAAATTGTATGTGCCGAAAGCCGTGGAGAAAGCTGGACAGGCTTCGGACCCCGAAACAGGAATCTCCGTCAGAAAAGTCGAAGCATGGGATCCGGTCCGGTCGATGCAAGTCAACCGCATGGACAGCCTGCTCGGTTTTGGAGACGGTTATCAGGACAACGGCGCCGTAGTTTGGGCGATGGCATAGGAGGCCACTGAATAAAATGAGAAAACTTTTGATTTCGATTGTTTTGCTTCTTGCGCTTTCGTGCCTTTTGTCTTCGGCCTGGGCGCAAACTACCACTACTTCCACTACTTTGTCTTCGGCCGTTACCAACACTTATGGTCAGAATATCAAAGTGGCGGCGGCCACCGGATTTACCGCTGGATCGACGTTTGCATGGATCGACCATGAGCAAATGGAAGTCTTAAGCGTTTCCGGTTTATCGATCGGCGTACGGCGCGGTTCCGGATCTACCGCCGCAAGTATTCATGCTAACGGCGCCAGGGTTTATGTCGGGCCTTCGACGGCGTTCATATCTTGGGTTATCGATCCTTTAGGCGCTTGTTCCAGTTCCAGTTATCCGTATCTTCCTGTTTTGAATACCAGGACGGGGAGTATTTACGATTGCGTTTCCAGTCAATGGGCCCAGGTAGATCCGGTCAGTTTCTCGTTTACCGCGGCAAGTGCAACTCCGGGGACTTATCGTGAAATACGCGGTGAAGTGACCACTTACAGCACCATGACGTCCGGCAATCTTGTCGGCGTCCGCGGCGCGGTCACTATGCCGGCGGCTTCCACTGTTTCCGGCGGCTATTTGTACGGCGCTCAGGGCAAGGCGATTACCGGCACCGGAACATTCTCCGGAACAGATATGTTCGGCCTGTATGGTCAACTTGATGTCACTGGAGGAACCGTTTCAGGTGGGCATGTGGCGCCGTTATCCGGCAATATCTACGGTTACAATACCGGAACTTCTACGGTACTGAACAACTTGTACCTTGAAGCGGCTGGAGGCGGCGTTATTAATGCTCAAATTCAAACTTTCGGCAAAGCCGTATATTGGATGGATATTCAGACCAATACGCATCCCATCGAAGCGAATACTACTTGCACTCCCAGCGCAGTTACCGGCGCCACGGGCGGCATTCACGTTTTAGTGGACGGCGTCGCGAGATACATTCCTCTTGCGGCTACCTGTTCCTAAATTCTAACCATTTTATTCAAGGAGGCGGGTTGAAAGACCCGCCTCTGAAAAGGCCGTATGAGATATATTGCTTTCATACTTTTAGTTATTATAAGTTTTACGGCGCCTATTACCGCCCAAACACATACATTGGTATTTCCTAAAGGAGTTGAAATTATGTCCGATCAAACTCAGACTACCGAGGTCAAACCGTTGTATATTACAAAAACCGATTTGGAACAACGGTTTGCCGAACTGAAAAAAGCGCATCAAGAAGCTATTGCGAATGTCAATGCGCTTGCCGGCGCCATGCAGCAAATAGAACTCTTTATTCAAACTTTGACGGAACGCGAAACGCCCGTTAAAGACTCCGGTAGCAAAGCGTCTGAACAAAAAGAAATACCCGGAATTGTAGATCGGAAATGCGATGAAAAAGGATGTAAGTAATGAGCATCAATGAGCATCGCAATCAGAACTTGTCTTTTCATTGGACAGATAAACAAAAACGAGAAGCCGAAGCGGCCTGCTACGGCATAACTTTGGAGGATTCGAGAATGTCACAACAAAAATTTACGCCTGAAGAAATTCAACATATGCGCACGATCATCGCGCAAGAAGACAAGAAAGGGATTCGGGAATTCGACCTGAACAACCCGCCAAAAATGCCGTATAAGCATCAGGAATATCCCAAGATTATTTATCATCATAACGATAAGGTGCACAAGATTGTGCATAGTCCCGCGGAAGAAGAAGTGGCTATTGACGAAGGTTGGAACCTGTTGCCTCCCGTTTTTGAAACTGCGAAAGAAATAACCGAACTTGCCGGGCATGAAGAAGGGAATCCTGAAAAAGCCGAGAAAAATACTCCGGCGAAAAAAGGTCGGAAATAACCAAGTAGTTTATTAAATGCGGGAGGTGGTAAATGGGAACGGGGTTAGAATTGATTACAAATGCTCTGATTGAAATCAATGCCTATGATATAGGTGAACAGATCAGTCCGGAGCATGTAACTTTCGTCGGCAATAGATTGAATCAAATTATCGATCAATGGGCTGCACGAAAAGTCTATGCGTACAATGTGGCATTCCCCGCATATACCCTTACCGCTAACCACCAACCGCATTTGATCGGTCCTGGACTTGCTGCTCCGGACTTCGCCGCTCCCCGCCCTGTAGCAATTGAAAATGCGGCTTTAATCTTAACAACTACGGCCCCTAATATAGATTTGCCATTGAACTTGCGGGACGACGACTGGTGGGTGCAAAAACGTATCAAATCATTGACAAGTAATGTCCCGACTGACCTTTATTATTCACCAGACTTTCCGAATGGGGCCCTTTATCTTTGGCCTATACCAAACTTTGCGTATGGTATTAGAATCGAGGTATGGACTGTTCTGGCACAAATTGTAGATTTCAGTCTGGCATTTACGGCTCCATATGGATATGAACTGGCCATAATGTTAACTCTAGCCGAAGAAATCTGCGGACCTTTCGCCCACTCTGTACCTGCGGATCTTGCCGCAAAAGCCACGCGGGCTCGCGCAACGATCCAAAAAAACAATGATAAGTCTCCACGAATAGATACCGCCGAACCCGGTACTCGAGGGAGAAGCAGTAAAGGAGATTTCAACTACTTAACCGGAGGACCTTCCTAAATGAAAGGCTGGCTCAGTGGGCAAACCTATGAAGCGCAGTCGAAGGCGATCAGTAATGAACGATTGATAAATCTTATTTCGCAAATCGTTCCTCCTCCTCCGCAATCTCATGGCCGGAATACACTGGTCTTTTACGGAACTCCTGGATTGTTGCTGCGTTATAATATCGGTACGGGACCTATAAGAGGATCTATTTTCTCTAATGGCAGGTGCTTTGCCGTATCAGGGCAGCAATTATGGGAATTGTTTGCTGATTTTACCACTATGTTCCGAGGCAATATAACTAATGACGGTTTGCCGGTTTGCATGGATTCGAACCGGTTTCAACTGATTATTACATCGCAACAGAATACATATATTTTAGATTTGGCGACTAATATTCTGGTCAATGTTAATATTCCTTTAATGCAAGCTCGATTTGCCGACGGTTATTTTATCGGCAAAACTCCGGACTCGCAAATTATCCGTATATCCGGCCAATATGATGGTATTATTTGGGACCCATTGGATTTCGCTTCTGCGGAAGGTAAACCGGATAATATTATTTCGGTTGTAGCGGACCACAGGGAAATTTGGACCTTTGGTGAGGAAAGTGTCGAAATATGGACGGACTCCGGGGCCCAAGCATTTCCTTTCGAACGCATTCCCGGCGCTTTAATCGAACAAGGTTGCGCTGCTCAAGAAAGTACCTTGCAGGCCGATAACTCTATTTTTTGGTTGGGGGCCGACAGTAGAGGCCAAGGAGTTTTCTGGAGAGCTTCTCAATATACGCCGACACGAGTCAGCACGCATGCAATTGAATATCAACTTTCTAAAATGCCGCTCTTGTCGGACTGCATTGGATATGCCTACCAAGAACAAGGTCACACTTTCTGCGTTTGGACGTTTCCGACCGGCGATAAGACGTTTGTCTACGACTGCAGTACGACGTTCTGGCATGAAAAAGCGGCATGGGTCCCGGCGACCGGTTGGCACCGCCATCAGGTACAGAATCATTGCTATGCTTTCGGTCGCCATTTGGTCGGTGATAAGGAGAATGGTTACGTATACGAGCAGTCGTTGAATTATTTCGATGATAATGGCATACCGAAACGGTGGTTACGCGCGGTACCAATTGCGGCGAATGAGAACAAGTATCTCTTCCCTAAAGACTTAGAACTTGACTTAGAGGTCGGCACGTTTGTTCCGCCTCCTGCGCCGGCTCTTCCAGTACCAATGTAAAGGTAATTTATGTCTTCTATACTAGATCAATTATGGGCTTGTTGGAGAATGGAAGAGGCAGGCGGCACTCGCGCCGATGCATCCGGATATGGACGAAGTCTGGATGAAACCGTAGATCCAATTACCAATACTCCAGGCAAATTCAATAACGCGGCGAAGTTCTCCGGTCCCAGCAGCGGAAGCAAGACTCTTTATACCGATGGTAAAACTATTAAATGGGGTACTGGGTTCACGGTAGCGTTTTGGTTTAACTTCACTATTGATCCCGTAACCATTAATGGCGGTTACATGTATGTATCTGGAGGGGAAATAAATAATTTTCTCATCCAACTCTATTACAATGCCTCCACTGGTAAAATCAAACCGACACTACAAATTTATAATCCAAATTTGAATAATTACGATGGGCTTGAGAACATTGCAATAAACCAAGACCATCTTGCTGTGTTATCTGTGGACCCGGTAACCGGCATGTCGTTTTTTATAGACAACGCATTGATTTTCAATGATCTTATAGCGTTTCCCGACAATACACCTGGATCTGATTTTATTCAGGTGAATTCAGATATTGCCGATCTGGTGAATTTTTGTTTCATTGACCAGCTTTCAATATGGCAACGAGTCGTCGTGGATCCTGATCTTACAAGTCTGTGGACGGGTTTAGACCTCAATACTATCCTTACAGATGGTGGTCATTTTGACAGTAATGGTAATTGGGTCGGAGGTCCAGGAAGTTATACGGTAATATTTAATGCGAATGGCGGTACAGGTTTAATGAGCAATCAAGTATCAACAGTTCCTGCAGCTTTGACAGGGAACATCTTCGCGCGTATTGGTTATAGTTTTATAGGTTGGAGCAATCAAGCCGACGGTTTAGGCGTCTTCTATGCCGATGGTTCCATTTATTCCTTTGGGGCCAATATTACTCTATATGCCCAATGGTTTGGATTCACACCTCCCAATTCTATTGATAATGATGATACAATTCCTAAAATTATTATGCGCTATAGCAAAGACGGGGGATACACATTCGGACCGGAAAAAATACGGGGGGCCGGGCATATCGGTGAATATCTTTATCGCTGTCGATGGCCTGGACCGATGGGCCGAGCGCGCCGGCCGTTT